CCCATCTGACGTTGGAAACCAAAAGCGTCACTTCCAATATTACCCAACATGGTAGCACCTTGGACAGCAGAAGACACAATACCTTGGTAGCCTCGGTCAACACCTTGGGCTGCCTGTTGGCCTGCTAATTGCTCATCCAGTAGACGAGCCATTTGTGGGTTCAAAGAACTCAATAGTTGTTGTTCTGGTGTAGCCATTAGATGCCTCCTGTTCCGCCCCAGCCACTATCGCCAAAGCCATCTTTTTCATAGTCATAAGTAGGATCGTAGTATTTTTCAGGGTCTTGTGACTCTTTCCACCAGTCCGACACGTAATCAAAAATATTACCTAATAGACCACCGCCTGCTCCGCCAAAGCTACCTGTAGGGTTCCCACTAACCATACCGCCTGCAGGAGCTCCAGAGCCTAATAAGTTCTGAAGAAGCATATTGGCTTGCTGTGTCGATAAGTTAGCACTTGTTCTACCTGCGCTACCTACTTCACCTAAGTATTGCTGACCTAGCTGACCAATCAAGTTAGCCTGAGTCTGACCTAAGCCTGCTCCAATCTGCTGAGTCTGAATAGCAGGAGACAAGGCGCTTAATGCTTGCTGTTGCGGTAAGTAGGACAAACCTAACATACCTTGTGCTAAACCTAAGTCTTGCTGTTGTAACTGACGAGCACCTTGGATAGACGCTAGCGCATCAGCAGACTGTTGTTCCTGAATAGCCTTCTGCATAGCCAACTGTTCAGGAGTGCCTCCATAAGCGTTTGTTTGAACTCCTAAGCGCCCTTGAGCCGCTAGTCTATTCTCTAGACCTAGTTGTGCTCTTTCTTGCTCAGGTTGACGTAGAGCCTGCATTTGAGACATAAGAGACTCAGGAGTGACAGAGCCCATCTGCTGAGCCTGTTGCATCGCCTGCTGTTGTAACATGTTTGACAACTGTTGTTGCTCAGGAGACAACTGCATGGTCATGCCTTCAGGACCTAAAGTAGTCGATGTGCCTGTACCAGTGGTTACTGTAAAAGGTTTAAACTGCGTATAAGGAGAAGCCATGTCAGACACAGTAGTCATTCCTGTGCGTATCTGCTCAGGAATTTCTTTAATTCTGTCTTTAGCTTTCTCCATTATAGCATATTGGCCTGCTGCAGTAGCACCCTGTCCTAACAGACCTTTAAAGTCAATACTCATTATTCAAATCCTCCCTCTAATACGTCAAGACGACTACGTATAACGTCTAATTGATTTTGGATGCTAGAGGTGACTCCGTCTAAATAGTTAAGTTCTGTAGATGTCGCTGTAACCTGTGTTAATTTAACAAAGTCAGCATCTGTTGTGCTAACGTAACTACCTCCTCCAGTTTCTATAGCGTCTATCTCGGCTTGTAGATTGTTTAAAGCCGTCTGAAGTCCTGTGATGTAACTAATAGGCTCACTAGTCGGCTTTGTGTACACAGTGTCGGTGAATACTGCATTCTCAGGAACGTTAGTTAATACTTGGCTGTTATCTACTTTAGCATCTAAAGCTGCCTGTAAGCCTGTGATGTAACTAATAGGTTCGTTAGTTGGCTTCGTGTAAACAGTATCCGTAAAGACCGCACCAGAAGGTACATCAGTAAGCACACGAGAACTGTCGACCTTACTGTTTACTGCTGTTGCTATATTGTTAAACTCTGTTGAAAACTCTGAGCCCTTGATAATCTTGTCTGAACTACCAGAAGGCAAAGAATCTTTATTAGCAAAGTTCGTAGTGACTGTATAATTACTCATTAGTAGATACGTCCTATAGTTGCTTGTATGTTAAATTCTTGAATAGAGAGTGGCGATGCGTTAATAGTACTTTCTAAACCAACGCTAACTAAGTTACCACTGCCATTTGTGTTAATACGTTTAGCTGTTATTTTACTAGAGCCTGCACTAAAGTAGCTATTATTAAACTCAGCTTCATTAAAATATGCTGAGGATTGAGAGTTGATAGTAAATAACTGTGTCTTAAAGTCATTAGTAAAATCATACGCCCATTTAATACCCACGTCTAAAGTGCCTTCAGAAATAAGTGTTGGTGTAATTTTCTTAGCAAACTTGATACGTGAAGGGTCTCCAAAAGATAACGGGTTACTGTAGTAACGCATAACGTAAGTGTCATTGTTGTCTAAGTAGCCGTAGTATCTGTTAACACCTTGAGTGTTTCCCACAAGAAGGGTATCGTCTTGGCGCATTGTAAAACACTTATGCTTATCTGTAGTCCATGTAGTTACACGGTAAGCACCATTTTCTAACAACCCTCTTGTGTCAAAACAGTAGATTAGGTTGTTTGACGGAAACAGTAGTAGGTAGAAGCTATCTGTAGGTGAGTAGACAGAACGCACAGGTTCATCCTCAAGATTCCAATACCTAACCAAATCATCACGTACATTCTTGCTAACGTCATTAATAGGGTTAGACTTCTCTTGAATCACACGTCCTAACGCCATGACGCCACGAGCACTAAGGAACAATAAATCATTACCTGTAGCCTGTACAGTGTCTCTAGCAACACAACCTACACCATCCACTGTGTCAGCTAATGACATTGTAGCAGGGTCTTCAGCACCTTGGTAGATAACAATAGAGTTTTGTCCAAAGATAACTAAAAAACCGTTCCAGACTGCTAAGGCTGTTACCTTGTCACTACCGTCAGCCCATACTTTGTCTAGGTTTATAGAACCACTAGAACCACTAGCCCATCCCTCGCCAATCAATAAGTCTGACCAATAGACAGTGTTAGGCGCAGAAGGGACTCCACTAACCCATAGACGACCAAAGCCACCCATAGCTATATCGCCCTGTGGAGCTGTTCCACTGAACTCTACCATCTCTACGAGACCATTGGTAATATCATAAACTAATGGTTGGACATCTTTGTTAAACAGATAGGCTTTGTCATTAAAGTTGACAATAGAATAATTCTCATCAGCTACTGTGTAGCCCACAGGTGTAATGTCAACTAATGTACTAGTGCCTTTAAGAACCTTACTGTTTCCTATTGACAAGACCTCTACATTACCATCAGCATCTTCATACTCATGGATAACTGTAGGAGATAAGCCGTTAAGCTCTGTAGCGTCCCCTGTAAGCGCATCTAAGCCCTTTCTAGCCCCTATGCGACCATAGGTATCAATAATAGCATTGTCCACCACAGAAGCGTACTGAACGTCTCCTGACAGTGGACTATCCTGTGTATTCAAACCTTTGAACGCAGGAGCAGCTATTGTTATATTCTGTAAAGGTTGTGCCATGACTACCTCGCTACAAATTCTAGTTCTTCAGGATGACGTGTAGCGTCTAATGCAATAGCGTCTGCTAGTGTACGTTCTGCTGTATAGAATAACTCAGGGGTCGATTGAGCCCCGCTCTCACCACGTTCACGTGTAGCCATAGCATGAGCTAAGTGAATAACTGGAAGGGTAGGTACACGAATAACGTCTGTGTCATTAGACAACAGAGCATTACGCATCACCATGTTAAAACGAAGAACATAGACACCGTCAGGGATAGGGTAGACATCAATAGTGGTATCACCATTGTTATCAACGCCATTGTACGTGTAATTACGAGGAGCGCCTTTAGAAACATCATGGTTTAAATATCTATCATCAAACCAATGCTGTGTTCTATAGTCCATAACGTAGTTAGACGTATCATTGATAACATTAAGCAACTCACTCTTGCTTCCACTGCCTGACAAGATGTAGTTAAAGATACCGTCTTGAGTGTTAGCCGTTAAGGTGGTTCTTAGCATAGACCAATCATAAGCGTCTTGAACTTGACTATGTGCATCGTTGACAAACTCTCCAACTAGTCTTGAGTATTCATTTTCATTAACAGAGCTAACGGTATCTTCCCTTAGTCTAATTAATACTTTATTTACTAAATCTAAATATGTCATATTGTTCTTTCACCCATTAGTGGATTGTATAATTCTTCATATTGAAAACCACTTACAAGTTCAGGGTCTTCTAGAATGACATTAACAATGTCTGCATCCCCAACACTACCGCCACCTAAGCCATCTAAAGACAGATCAAGGTCAACATCAGGTGTCTCAACGTCAACATCAGGTGAGTCAGAACCCTCAAAACCATCGTTTAAACCTTGCATAAATTCTTCAGCAGGGTCTTCAATGTTTTCGTGATATGCTTCTTCTAGTTCATTCCACTGTTCTTTAGTTGTAGGGAGTCCTCTGATTAGCTCATCAGCCGTCTCTTGAATAGGGTTGAGAACTTTGTCATTTAGTTCGTCATAGCCTGCCTTAATAGAGTCCTTAATAGGTTGTAGCGCTTCTTTGTCTATAGCTTTAAGCCATTCAGGTGTGTCCCAGTTACCTGTACTAAAATCAAAGTTTACACTAGGCAACTCTCCGCCACTCTTACCGTACTCCCACAACCCTTTAGCAATCATCA